CGCTGTCGATGGTTTGCGCTGTCTCGTTGGCCGTGCCCTTGTTCGGGTCAGAGTGCCGGGCGTACTTGTTCCAGAAGCTGAACGGTGGTGGCGGGACCGGCCCAGGTATCGGGTCGCTGCCGTTGAGCACCCGGTTCAAGATGTCCGTGTGCTCCTGGATTAAGTAAAGCCACTGCGTGTCGCTGGTGTTCAGGTCATCCGCGATCAGGTGGCTGCCATCAGCCCATTGCACGATGCGCACGTCCTGGGGCGTGACGCGCCTGATGGTCAGGGTCTGCGCTGTTGTTGGCGCAGTGCCCATCTTGATCTTCTTGTTTGTTGGCGGCCCATCCCATTGCCATTCATTGGCAGCGGTGCCTTGGCCCACCAGAGCCCCATCCAGATACACATAAATGTGCAGCTGGTCGATGAAGTCGAACGTAAACGTAAAATCGACCTTCGCGCCGTCGCCCATTTCCTGCTTGTAGCTGTAGGGCGTGGGGAGGGCCATCGTCGTCTACACGGTCGTATCTCCAGTCTGGATTACTGCAACGCCTGCTGCAAACGCTCGGCCTTTGTGATCGCCTCGTCCTCTGTCATTTGGACCTTGCTGTAATCAACGAGGTATTGCATCGACGCAGGGCTGCCGCTGGCTTCAAACGCCCGGACGGCCAGCATCATGTAGTAGTCATGGAGCCGCTTCACCAGCTGCGAAGCAGGTCTCCCCTTGCGCTCCCTGTCCGGCAGTGAGACCACCCGTGGGTCCTGGGACAGGGCCGGGTCTGCCTCCAGAGCCCTGTACTCCTTGCTCTTGAAGAGCTCATTCAATGCCCCGCGCAGGTTCCTGCCCCTCGTCACCTTGCTGAGCAGTTCCTTCATCCCGCCTTGGACTCGGATCTGTTGAGATGCGCCATCAACATCGAACTTGTAAGTGATAGCGACATCACCAGTCGAGAACTCATCAGAGCCATAGCCGTCGCTCACCACTTCGCCCAGGTGGCGATTGAGCTGCTCCGCGCCATCAACATCAATCGGAACACCCTTGACGGTGTTGTTCAGCAAGGGCGTGGGCGGCTGAAGCATCCCCATGGATTCGAGCTGGTTCTCGACAAGGAACTCGCCTTCCCCTGCCCGCCAACCAACCCAGCCATTGGGCCATTCACCGGCCAGCATCTGCGGGAATGGACGAAGCGGTTGACCCAGGTAGGTCTGCTTCCGCACCGGGATGCCAGCGGCCCAGTAGGCCAGGGCGGGCTGTGACTCATAGGTCAGCTGACGCATCACATTCCATGCGGTGTTCATGGGATGGTCAGGGCCGAGCCTGGGCTCCAGCATTCCCGCATCGCCCCTGAGGGCAAACATCTCGGGTCGCTGGATGTCGAAACGACCAATGCCGAGCCCTGCCTCTGCATCACGCATCCCACCCGAAAGCGGATTAAAGGCTGTGTTGCCAAGGAACGACGCAAACCTCATAGCTGCCTGAGGTGTCCTTTCGTTCACCACCTCGATCAACTGCTCAATGGTCTTGAGGCCAGGTGTGCGCATGATCTGAGCAGCGACCAAGGCCAGGGTGTCCCCAGCCAAGGCATTCATGTCGCCATTGCTCATGACTTGATTGCGCATCAAATCCCAGGCATCGCTGTAAAGAAACAGCGTGTTGAGCAAAGGCAGCCCACCCAAGGGAACACCAAAGATCGAGTTGGGCTTCTGCCCCTTGGATTCAAGGTTGCGATACCACTGCCGCCGCTTTTGAGGGTCAATAGGCCCACCGCCAATGATTGCCCCCATGCTCTTGAGGGTCGCAATGCCGCCCAGGAGCGACAGCGCCATCACGGTGGATGCCTGAGCCTTGGCCATCTGCTCTGGCGTCGCATCCCGTCCCGCCCGGGCGACATCCGCCAGCCTGAATACTGCATTGATGGGCTCAGCCCCCAGGGCCCAGTCCCACACCTGCGAGTTGAATGGAGAGCGCCAGAACGACAACAGCGCATCAAACGACTCATGCCGCCTGAGCCCCTGGACGGAGTTGTCGATTGCCCGGGCGGCTGAACCCTCGGGTTGCTTGCCCTGCATCCGCTGGTCGATGGATGCGGCCATGGCATTGCCAGCCCCCTCGAAGCCCATCACCGGCTCGCCAACATTCTCAAGGGCGATCTTTTCAGCAATCATGTCGTCGCTGATCTCGTGACCAATTGAGAACTGATCCCGATAAGCCTTGATCTGTCGATCGGTTGGGTTGCTCTTGTAGAGCATTTCATCCAACTGGGGAATGACCGCTTCACGCCATTCCTTGAATGTCTTGTTCGGGAACTCCTTGGCCTGCTTGATCATCAAGTCATTGGCCATGACCGTCAGGAAGATCCTCATCCCTTGGCGGTTGTCCACGGCCTGCATCATCTGCAATGAGCTGAAGACAGGAGCGGGGCCAGCGTTGATCTTGTTGAGCAGTGGGTTCAGGGCGTATTGATTACCCAGCAGCTTGAGGCTGAGATGAAGCTTGTTGCGCAGCATCAATGCACGACCCACAGGGCCGCCGGTGAATGGCTCCCGGAGGTAGTCAGCAGCTGCCTTGTATTGCTCCTCGACCGACATCTGCCCAGCGTTGTTGTTGAAGCTGTCGATGTTCCGAGCGAAGGGCGTGTCAGACCCAAAGAAGCCATCGCTGATCGCCTTCTTCCATGACGCTGCTTTCTTTTCAAGTCCCCTGAGGTGCATGAACTCCGCCTGCACCACCTGCTCGGCCAGGTTGCTGGCAGTCGCTGCAATACGCCAGCCATCCAGCTGAGCCTTGAACATGTTCCGGGCAAAGCCATTGGCGTCTGGGTTGAACAACCCCAACTGCCTGTTGTCGCCCTCCAGTAGGCGCCAGGGGTTTGCTTGTGCCTGACGGATCCCTTCCGCCAGAAAGACCAGCTTCTGTGAGATGTAGTTCGACACCAGCTGGGTACGGGTGTTGAACAGGACGGTGTCCTTGTAGCCAGCACGGGCCATGGCCATATAAGTGCGCTTCCACCGTTCACCCTTGAGGCCGCTGTCTGGGTCAACGCCATCCAGCACCAACGTCTTCTGGATTTCGCGCATCTGCTCAACACCTTCCTTGCCTTCAATGGCGGCCTGTACGACCCGACCGGTCACGCTGTCATTGGCGACCAGATCAGCGGGAGTGTTGGGCACCATCTCGCCGGTTACCGGGTCGGGCTTACTCGTGAGGTCTTCAGCCACTGCCTTGGCCACCTCATCGAAATTGGCCTTCTCGACATTCCAGACATCAAAGGTCATGTTGCGCCAGTTCTGAAGCAACTGGCCGGAACGCCTGGACGCAAAGCTGCGCATCTGGTGCGCATGGATTGCCAGTGCATAGCCCTTGAGGAACTTATCCAGCTGCTGCTTTGTCGGGGCCTTCCCCGTGGCTTCCATCACATCAGCCAATTGACCCACGACATTCGCCAGACGCACGCGGGTGACATCCGCATAAGCCTGCAGTCGGGCCTGATTGACCAGCAGGTTGTAGAAGGGCTCGCCATTGCGCTTGATCGCTTCGGCTACCTGATCCGCCTCGATGTCGTAGCCAGCCTGAGCAAACGACTCCGACATCTCACGCTCAAAGACATCCTTCCCGTGGATCTGCAGGTACTCCTGGTAGGAGGTGGGATCGCTATCGATCCATCCCTTCTGCAGGCCAATCAGATCAGCCCCGGCCAATGGCGCCGAACTACCAAGCACCTTGTCGAGCTGCTTGAAGTTGGTCGGCTGGCCCTCCGCTCCCTGAGGCGTGGCACTGGTTTCAATCAACGCCTGCGCTTTTTCCAGCCGCCCCTCGGCATTGTTCAGCCAATCACCAAGTGGATTGCTGTTTGGCCTGGCAATCTGCAGCATCTCCCGACGCGCCTGCTCCAGCTGTTCACGCTGTTGGAGTGCGGCCTGGCGCTTCTGGAACAGTTCATCGCATTGCATTTCAGCAGCCCTCCTTGGCGGCGGTTTTCATCAGAGCTTGAGAGTTAAACCAGACCTCCTTGCTGGCTTGGTCCAAATACTCAGCCAGTTTTATAGGGTCGTTGTCGAGTCCCCAGAGATCTAGGAACTCATTGCGTGACTCTTTATCCGCTATCGTGCCAAGCGTTCTGTCCATCAAGCGCTCTTTGCGGCCAGGGGGCGCATTCAAAGAACGCAGCAATCGCTTTGCATTGTAGATCTTGCGGCGGTTTGCCATTCGGCCTGAATAGGCCCGCTCATAAACATCCTCAAGCGTCTGCCAGCCGCGGCCATTGACGAAGTTTGTAGCGGCCTCCCAAACATTGAAAAGCTTGAACATAAGCTTCTCCCAGGCATTTGCGGCATCACGGCCAAGCGCCTTGATGAGCACGTCGTAATCACGCTCTGGAAGTTCTATCCCTTGTTTGCGAGATTCACGCGATAGATGGTAAGCATCTATGCCGGCATTCCTCTGCGCCGCAGGCACCACACCCTCCTTTGGTCTGCGCTCCAGCCTTCTCATCCTGGCGTAGGTCTGGAATGCAATTGCCTGCCTTTCAATCGATGCCTTGTTGTCAAGCCTGTCGAAAAGAGGCATCAGATCATCAATCTTTGCTCGCGCAAAGGCTGTATTCAATACGGCCATCTCCTTCCGCGTCAGGAACTGCATTTGGAGTCGATGCCAGGACTCATGCCACATCGTTTCGTACAACTCAAACTTTGGGGAGTCGAGAACGCTGAAGACTTCCATGACATCTTCAACCGGCTTGTACCACCCGCCTGCAAAGCCGACATCACCGGGCTTGCCACCATGCACCTCCGGGACCTGCATTGGGGGCGATTGCCAGAAATGCCCCTTGAAACGATCACCCATGTCGTGGCCAGTAATCCGCTTGACCTCCCTCTCCATTGCAGCAATCAGCTTTTTCGCTTCCTCAGGAGTACGGAGCTTCTCTGTCCCCTCGCCAGCGGCAGGGGCCATGCTCATCAGGGGTTGATCTGCCCTGCCTGCATCGAAGGGGACTTCATCAACCTTGATCGCCATTGAACTCTGCGGAGCACGACGACTGCCGGTCTGGCTTTCAACCGTGTCGCCAATAGCTTTCTTGACTTGCTCGCCGTGCCTACGAACAGCGTCAATATCGAATCCCTTGGCCTCAAGGCTGGCGACAATCTGGTCCTCTCCTTTCGACTTCTTGGCGCTGCTGCGGATGATGTAAGCCGCACGATCTAGGTCATTGCCGAACTCCAGGGTTGCCATGCCAAAACGGGGCTTGGACTTAGCGACATCAGCCGGTAGCTGATAGGCAGGAGCTGTGCTCGTCGGGGGTTGATCTGCCCTGACTGCTGATCCCTGCGGAGGCTGATCAACGCCATAGAACTGCTTGTAAGCATCCGCCACCGCATCTGTCGCGGCAGTCTTCCTGCCAATTGCACGATCATTTAGGGCCTGGTCGATGTCGATCCCAGGCACCTGCGACACATCAAGCAGGCTTCCCTTTGCCCTTACAAGTGCTTCAGCCTGGGCATCGCTCTTGATCAGATGCTTCTCAGGCGGAAGCATGTAGTTCGCCCAATTCATCAGCTGATTGGCCTTGGTGGGAACCCTGCCCTCGTTCTTTCTGGTGATCGCTTTGACGGCCTTCGCGGGGAACTCAATCCGCGACGCTTGGGGTGCGCCAAGCGTCAAAGATGTCTTGCCGTCATAGGCATCACCAAGGACCCGCTTGAAAAGCTTCTGCCTTGATGGAGTTGTTGGGTCGATGAAATACTTGCCACCTGGCAGGCGTTGCTTGAGTGAATCCCAGGCCGAAGAAAGCAAACGAGCTTGCTCTGTTGCGCTCAATGCCTTTAGGGCTGCATCATCAATGCCCAGCTCCAGCAATTCCTTGCCGGTCAGTTCAGCAAGATCGGGGATCTCCAGAACCCATTGGCCGTTATCCAGTGAACGACTGAACCTGAAAGGCCCCCATCCCGTCTCCTCCACCTCATCGTTGGCCAGGTCGTCCACAAGGTCGGCCACTGTCCCGGGCTCTTCCTCCGGGAACTTCTCCATCAGGCCGTTATCAAGCTGTTCCTCCAGCGGCTGGTCATAGAAGCCTTCGTCTTCCCTGACCTTCCTCGCGGTTTCGTTTTCAACCAACGCATCACGGGCTGCGTATTCCTCCGCCAGGCGGACCTCCTCACCAAATGCAGCCTGCGGGTTCTTGCTCAGGTCTTCCAGTGACGGGGCATTGCTACCTGGATCCGACGGGGGGATTTCTGTTGTGCTTGGTCGAACCTCTCTGTTCTTGATGGCCTTCCTGACGATCTCCTTCTTGAGCTCATTGCGGTCCGCTGCAGTCAGCGTTGATTCAGGGCGAGCGTCGTCGAGATCGTTGGGCTCTATGGGCGCAACGTCTTCATCAAGAACCTTCGGGGTAGGGGCTTCAATCTTCTCCCCAGCACTGGCCACCTCCCGTGCAATGCGTTGAGCGACAACACCAGGCTTTGCGCCATTGGCAATCTCCTCAGTCGCTTGGTTCAGCATCTGACTGAGCGTCGTGCCCTCTGCGTATTTATCGGCATCGAAGTTGCCCAGGGCGGCTTCAGCTGCAGCGGCGGCCTGCTGAGCCCTGCTCTGGTCAACCTGGGTGCCAGCACCTTCAAGCTTGGTTGCTGCCTTGTCCTTGCTGACCCTCTTGAACAATGACTTGTTGCTGGTCAACTCCGCTCGGACACGAGCAGCCAAGTCGGCCTTGATCTCAATCGTGTCGAGCGTCTCCGCTCCAAACAGACCCATCTGGTCAGAAGCCACCGTCGGGGCAGTCCTGGCCATATCGACCATTTCCGACAGCTGAGCATCACTGATGTTTCGCCCAGAAAGGCTGTTCATCAAGCGACCCATCTGCTCAGGATCAAGCCCGCTCTTGCCCAGGGTGATGGCTTGATTCAGCGGCAACCGACCGGCTACTGCGTCATCAAACAAGTTGGGCGGCAGTTTGCTCAGAGCAAAGCCCGCATCAGCCAAGCCGGACTTCAGTGGCAGGCCAGCTTGCTTCAGCTGCTCTGGTGTTTCAAAGCCCCGCTCGCGGATGAACTTGGCCGCATCAAATGGAGTGCCAGCCCCCTGGCCAATGTTCTTGATGGCGCCCATCGCACGGGCTTGCTCAGCTGTTCTGGCAGTGAGAAAATTCACCCGAAGGCTCGGGATCCCCATCTCCTTTGCCTTGGCGAGACGGTTGTGGCCATTGACCACGTAAAGCTTTCCGTCCGCCGGGTCTTGCCACACATCAAGAACATCCTCCAGGTCGGTGTTCCAGCGCTCCAGGCCAGAAAGGGATTGCCCCTTTTGAACGCCTTTCTCTGAAACGCCCTGCTTGAACTGGAACCGCTCGGGATCCACGGAGATTGCATTCACATCAGCAATCGCCAGGCCCTGGGGATCGACACGGCTGGGAATGATCTGAATGCCCTCGGTCTCAGCCAGTGCCTTCAAGCCAGCAAGAACATCCTTCCTGGTGAACTCGTCGAAGTCCTTGCCCGTCATGACGGACACCTTCTGGAACAGCTGCTCGCTGTTGTCCGGGTGCGCTAGCGACAGCAGTTGGCTATTAGGGAATGCCTCGAACTGTTCGATATAAGGCGTGGTGGGCTCCGCCAGGTTTCCGCTGGGCGCCGATCCTGTCGCGACATTGACAGGGACAAGCTCCGGCTTAACAGCGAGCTCTGCTTCAAGCGCCGGGTTGATGGCTTCCGCCTGAGCAACCCGCTCCAGGGCTTCGTTGTCGAGCTGATCAGCTGCCCGGACAGTGGTATCCACCTCGGGAACTTCTGGATCCCACGGATCAGCCTTCGGGTCCGCCTCCGGCAGCTTGCCCTCAAGGACAGCCCCGCCCGGCTCCATTGGAGCAGTAGGGATGCCAGTCGTTGCCTCGGTGTAGGAAGCGCCAACGTCATCCAGTGTCTTGCGAGCTGGTTGCGCCGGCTCTCCAGGCTGATCGGCATCAGGCGCAAACTCATAGGTTCCGTCTTCGTTCTTGGCCTGAAGACCGTTCTGCTCAGCCCAGTCCCGCGCCTCCTGCACCTCCCGCTGTGCCTGTACTTCCCGTGTACGACGGGATGCATTCGGCAGCAGGCGGTTGATGCCACGGGTGGTTAAATTCACCCCCAGCTCAAGGCCCCCGCCCACCACTGCACCAGTGGCGATATTGCCCGGCAATGTGCGGGCTGCTGCCTGCCAGATGTTGTCACCCGGCTGCACCTGGAGCGGATTATCCGGGAACAGATCAGCGATGCTGCCATTGCGGTAGGGATCACCCAGAAGGGATGAAATGCCTTCCTCTGCAGCAACTGCAGCAGACCACTTGACTGGCGCCTTGGATGCCCTCAGCGCCCCTTGGGCCCAGGCGGGCAGCCTGCTGGCAATAGGCACAAGCCGGGCTTTGGCCGCAGCAGCAGTTGGGCCAAGCGCCGAACCAAGCCCGCCAGTGAGCAGTGTCGACACCCCGGTCTCGGTGACGAACATGCCAAAGGCTTGAGTCCTCTTGGCATCTGGATTGGTGATTAGCTCGTCCTCTTTCGGGACTCCGAGCATTCCGGCGGTGGCATCAACAAAAGCCCGCCTGACTGTCTGCCCACCAGCCCCCTCTAGGTACTGCAGCGGCTGAGAGATCGCCCGGAAGGTGCCCTGCTGTGCATTCAGCTGGCTGGGAGTATTGCCGACAAGCCTTCCATTTGGCGCCCTATAAACCGTTTCGCCTTTGCGCTGGAAGCCCTGCGACTGATAGCCGGCATCCATGCGCCGGATGCTCCGCACCAGCGCGCGTGGTTCCTTCGTTAATACGCGTGTCCAGTAATTCCATTCATTCCCTGGGTTCCTCAGGAAACGCCCCCACCGCATCCCAGGCTGCTGCTTCTCGGCAGGAGGAGTCGCGACAGGAGCCAGCTCTTCCTGCGTGAGAGCGCGGAGCTGAGGCATTTACTTAAGCCAGATACCTCTATTCTGCGGCCTCGTAACTGTCAGGTCACGCGATACCAGTCGTTGAGCCTCGCCAGCCTGCTTAACCCACGCCCCTCAAGCGACGCCGTGGCGATTGAGTTGGTCATCAGGGACGTAGACGCCTGGAGCCTTTTCTTCATCCGCTGGTACTCCTCCGTACTCCAGTCCCACTTGTAATTCGGGTATTGGCGCAATTGCGCATCCAGAAAGACAAATGGATCTGCCACTCGCGCTTCGTTCATCAGGCGCCGCAAGGGCGCCGGGATCTGGTAGCTGGGATTCTTTACAAGGTTGAAAACAACATTCCGCAGTGAGGCCAGGTCAATCACTGCTTCTTTCTGGTAAGCCAACGCCCTGGCGCGACGATTCGGCATGTTGTCTAGCTCGTGAACCATGTACACCGGCTTCTGGGCCAGGTTCTGGCGCTTGGTGGAGGTGGATGGCGCATTCGTCTGCTGCGACACGGGAGGCTGTTGCTGAGTTTGCTGCGAGCGACGACGGGCGGGGTTCACAGATGGCAGGGCATTGGGGTAGTTGCTGCCTGGGTACAGGTAACGCCGGTCCTTGTCCTCCTCTGAGTTCTGGCCGTATTCATTCATCGCCCGCGCAGCGACCTCCTTCGCTTCGGCGGCAGTCAGCTCAGCCCCTTTCTTTGCTTGCGCGGCAATCAGTCGATCTTCAATCAACTTCTCAAAAGCAAGCTGCTGTCGGTATTTGCTGGCAGCAATGCTCGCCTGGTCGTTCCCAAATGGGTAATAGGTCTGGATGTTTTGGTTGACCCTTGCTGTGATCTGGTTTCTGATATTCGGGAATGAGTCCATCAACTCCTTGCCTTCAAATGCCTGGTCGATCTTGTTCTTGGCCTGGCGGTAGAACTCATTGCCCTGGGGGCCCATCCGCTCAACAGCCTCGTTTAAGCGGTCAAGCTCCTGTTGCCTAGAGCCCAGCCCCCCATCGACCTCACGCCTGTCGAACTCCTGCTCCCAGACCAACCCCGCATCAGGCTCGAAATTCTGCTGATACAACCTGGCCTCGCTCTCCATCAGCGCAGGCAATTCACGACGCAAGCGGCTGACAGTCGTTGCGTCAGCGCCGTTCTGGGAAGCCCATTCGGTCAATGCCTGGAATGCCGCCTCCGTACGGGCACGCCCAGGGGGCATCGCAGTGATCCTGTCAGAGATATAAACCTCGGCCGACTGCCTTTGCTGGTTGTACTGGAGCTGCTGCATCTCCCACGCAGCCTTGCCGTACTTGATCTGTGAGTCGATGGAATCCTGGGCGTAGGCATTGCCCATCGGCAGCATCTTGATCTGGCCGGTCGGGTACTTCATCACGTTCCCCTTGGAATCACGCATCGGGATCGTCGAAGGGATGTCATCAACAAACCGACGAAGCTCTGGGTTCTGCTGGAAATCAGCCTGAGCTATCAGGATCTTGTAGGTCTCTGCGTCCCACTTGCTGCGCTGCCCCGGCAGGCCAGCCCTCAAGCCAAATTCGTTATTCAGCTGTGCTGCCTTCCATGCCAATGCCTTGGTAAATGACACCGGATCATCAGCACGGCTATAAGTGAGCTGCTGCCCTGCAATCTCGACATCAACCTGCCCCGACTGATAAGCCGTCTGTAAAAGCTGGCCGATGGCATTGGCCTGAATGCGTGGGGCATTGTCGTCAAACCACTGGGTGCGGTCTTTTGCCAGGGCGGCATAGGCCGCATCACTGCCTTTATTGATGGCAGGCAATACATTCGTCTGGAAGCCAGGGTCATTACGGCTGTAGCCGTATTGCTCCATCAGCTGGTTGACCTTTGCGGCCTTGGCTTTCTCCAGCGCAGATGCGCCCATGTCGGGCGACAAGTACACCTCAGGCGACAAGCCACTTGCCACCTGGGCGAGCTCCTGCTTGAGCTTTGCCCCCAACGCCTTGGAGATACCCCGCTGGAAACCCATCCGCTGGAATGGGTTCATCTCATTCATCTGCACGCCAGCCGCCGGGTCCTTGGTGGCAAGCGAGCGGTTGCCAGCGGCATAGTCATTGGCCGCGGCATCCAACAGTCGGTCGTTATTGACTGCAGCACGCTGTGCAGCCTCCAGTGCCTTCTTCTCGCCTTCATCCATCTGCCAGCCCGCATAGGCGACAGCTCCCATCGACAGGGACTGCCCCAAGGTCGGCGAGAAATTGCTCAATGCACTGGCCAGGTCCTGCGCTGAATTGCGCCCCTGGATGCTGCCAACGCCAGCGGTTTGCACTGTGCTGACGCCCTTCACCCCCGGCAGTGATGCCGGCTGGCCTGGTCGCTGCACTTGGTAATCAATCGGCCTCAGAAACGCATCAACGCCCTGGGCAGCAGGGTTGATCTGGCCGGTGGGGAGTTCCTGTGGCTTCATGGCGTGGCGAGTTTCTTGATGTTGGCGTAAGTGTTAATGCCGGTATTAAGTCCACCCAACAGAGCTCCGAAGCTGCCGACAACAGCGCTAGCGGGGCTTGGCGCGGCTCCAGTCATGCTTGGGCCTGCTGGTGTCACCATCGACGGCAGCGGCGGGAATGGCATCACAGGCTGCTGGATTGGTTGCCTGATGTAGAACTGCTGACTGTTGTACTTGTTCAGGTAATCAGTGACTTGGCCCAGCTGTTGCCTGCTGTATTGCCTACTCATGATCTTTTCATTCACCGCCTGGATCGCGTTGTAATCACCCACCTGCTTGGAGAAGTTCCGCACATAACGGTCCATCGTCTTGCCCTCCTGCGCTCCCGCCTGATAGGCAGCAGATGCCTGCAACGCCCGGTAGGCATATTGCTGCTGCGCAACAGCTGCCTGCATCCCACGCTCCGCATAGGCCGCCTGGATGGCTTCCGAATTGACGATGTAATCAGCCCCGGCTGAACGCCGTGCCTCCATCACCCGTGTCGCCTGGGCAATCTCCTTGGCGAACTCGTAGTTGTTCAGCTGTCCGGCATAGGCGGTTTGCTGGTTGTAATTAACCGTCTCGGCCCAGTATTGATATTGATTGTTCAGGTCGCGAGTCCTGGCGTTGAAACCCGCCTGCCAATTGTTGAACTCGACTTGTGCTGCCTGGAAGGCGCTCTGATTTAGGTAGTCCTGCCGCTGGCCCATGTAGCCAAAGACTGAGCTGGCAAGCCCCGTGATGGCCTGGCCGCCGCCAGCGAGCGCTGATAGCGAAATTGGATCCATCAGCTGCACCTCCAGAAACGACGAAACAATGCCTTGGCGTAACCGTATGGCTCAGGCACATCGACCGTAAAGCCAAGATGGCTCAGCCATTTGGCCGAACGCTCGTTCTTTGCGTACACATAGTTGTACAAAGGGCCGAGCTCTTCAACACAGACATCAACCCACTGACGGCCAACAACTGCCAGCTGCCATCTGTTCCTGGCGGTCTCAAGGAGTCGAGGGGTGCCCAACATCCAAACCCTGCTGCCATTCACTCCACACATCCCGCAGGGCTCACCGTCTTCTGTCTCAAAGGCAGCGACGCGCCTGCTGTTGACGTAACTAGAAACAACTGCATCAACTGGCTGGACGCCATGACTGAGCGCAACTTCCTCGGCGTCCTCTTTCCTGAGGTTGTACCCGATGTAATAGGCAACCTCCATGGTCGGCGTCATCCACTTCATCGACGGCTCCGCGACGGGTCAGTCAAATTCCCGATCCATTCACAGGTCGAGAATTTGCATGGATGTGGCGTGTCATTCAAGATCTCGACGTAAATCCTGCTGCCATCACCCTGCACCGGGAAGCTGAATACCCCTTCGTAATACCGCTGGATGTCATCAAGGGGACCCGCCTGCTGACCAACCCAGCTGCCGCGCACTGCGATGTCAGTGCCGTCATAGGTGTACAGGCCAGGTGAGCGGTGCTCTGGCAACGTCTTGACCTGAAAGAACCCGCTCTCGTGATACCGGAGCTTGGCTCTCCTGATCTGTGTCCGGTAAGTGTTGACCGCAGCCTTGCCGCCACCCACCTCGGCATAGAACTTGAACTTGGTGAAGCGGTAGCGGAACTCATAGGGCTCGCCAGCCCACACCATCGTGGTGGACCAGTCACCCCTGGTGGTAAACGACGTGCCGCCGGTGATCTCATCCAGCAATACCGGCCCCGGCTTGCCATTCGAGTCCATCTTGTAACCCGACCACAACTGGGTCTTGGCCGTGGCGTCGTAGGTCAATGTCCAGCTGGTCTTGTTCGTCACCGGGTCATAAACACCAGGCGCCATCCGCAAACCAGCAGGCGTGGCAGTGCTTGTGCTCACCAGTCGGTCCAGCAGCATCGGGTATGGAGCTGACACCTCCTCACCCATGCGGTCCATCACACTGATGCGCTCAAGCCATACCTCGCTGCCATGGAGCACCAGCACATAAAGCTGCTCCTCGATCACCTCCACCTGGAGCACCTGGCCGTTGAACTGCCAATAGCTCCAGCTGGATTGCGCCCGTTCAGTGCCCTGGCCTGAATTACGGAAGAACCACTTGTAGACGTAGATCCGGTTGCGATAGTCAGCACCACCCACTACTGAGCTGGTGTCGGCCTCACTGATGACATAGGCGCTGTTGCCTGTGTCATTCACAGTCATCTTGTAGCAGTTGTTTGGGATGTAGCTCGACACATAGGCAGTGATGTCCGCCGCATCGGCCGTCAGCGCAGTTCCCGCACCGCGGACACTGAACTCCCGGAACTGACTCCATTGGTCGTTTGACTGGGCAAACAAAATCCCGCCACCTGCCTGCATCGGCCGCAAGCCGGTATCAACGTCGAACTGGGTCAGGATCGTGATCTGCGCTGTGGCAGGCGTCAGCACCGTCTCGGCAGCGTTGAACCTGAACTGGTACTGGCTTGAGAAAACAATCAGCTCGTCCTGGTACGGCACGGCGTACTGCAGCACCGACACGCGGTTGTTACTGGCAACGACATCAACCGGGTCTGTATCCAGAACAGTCGTGACAGTCTCCGGGAAGAACTCAAAGAAATCCCTGGAGCGACTCAGCACCACTGCCTCATCAGCCAAGAAGCCAAGCCGGTTCTTGTAGATGAAGATGTCGTTGATCTTGTTGTCGATAAATGTCGGCACCGGGCTGGTCGTATCGTCGCCAGCTGTCCGGTCACCCCACTTGGGAATATCAACCTCCCAGGCCGATGGAGTGCTGCCGCTTAATTTGCGGCCATCAGCTGGGCCAAACCAGAACTCACCATCAGGCTGACGAATCAGCACATGCGGCATCGTCGCCGTATCGATCTGGTACTGACTGCCGGGGGCGACGCACTCAACCCAGGAGCCCTCGCCAAACGTGCCAGAACGTGGCTGAAACTCGACGTGATAATTATCAAAAGCGGTGCCGGGATCGCCAGTGATCTCGACCTGATAACCCTCAGGGGCGACCGTCGGGAGCTCAGTAAATGTCTGCACCTCGCCGAGGATTGCAGTGATTGTTGTATTGGACTTGGCGTCAAACGCTTCAATCGAAATCGGATCATCCGCCTGAAGCCAGAGCACAGCGCCGCTACGCACAACAGTCAGCCCGGCAATGTCCTCCAAGCCCGTGCCGGCGCCACCAGTCTTGAGTTCTTCTGCGATTTCCTCGGAGCTGATCCGGTATTCAGTCGTGGACCCTGAGTTGCTCACCACTGGGGCTACAGGTGTTTCGACCTTCACCTCAACGGCAGCACCGCCGCCCACGCTGCAAACAACCCGGTACTCGTTGCCATAGGAGGCTTGCTTAACCCACACCAATGCCTCATGAGCCTTTGGCCTGACTGTCGGTGGAGCCAATGCAGCGCCCATCCCAGCTGTCCGCTGGGTGTTCAGCACAAAGGTGTAGTCACTGATTGAGACCGCCCTGATCTGACTACGGGCATTGCTGACGTTCTCTGATGCGTCGAGAGCAGGGTCGTCGAAATACTTCAGCGCATCCGTCGCGATGTTCACCGTCTGGGCGGTGCCATCCAACGCAAAAACATCAACAGCAGTCGTGCGAAAGACGGAGATGTACTTCTCCAATGCATCCCGGAGGATCGTATGGATGAAGCAATCACCAAACGGTGTATCGCTCACCTTTGCGATTGACCTGCTGCTGTCGCGCTTACGCAGACCCTCCGCAATGGAACTCATCCCATTGATCTGGATCTCCCCCTGCGACGGATCTCGCTGGGCATCAGGCTGGTTCGAGACCCCTTGAATGAGGCTTGGGATCGTGTAGGCGACGTTCGACATCAGTACCAAGCAAGGCCATTGCTGATACGACGGGTCGCAAGACCCATCCCAGGGAGGTATGTCGGGAAGGCGTGCATCCCACCAGTCAGGATGTTGGCGTGGTTCTGCGCCAGCTCCATCTTCTCCACCTCAGCCTTGGCATCCGCCTCGTCCTTGCTGGTGTATTTGAACAACGCCTCGCTGCCCAGGGCCCTGTCGCTGTAAACACGAGCGGCCCTAATGGTGGTCCATCTATTGAAGGCTTCAGGTGACTCATCCCAGCTCAAGAGCCAGACCACATCAGCTGTGATTTCCGGGATCTCCTGTGGATCAATGAAGTAGGTGTGGTTCAGCAGGTCATAGACCTTGCTCCCACGCACCTGGAAACGATTATTCCACTGGTACGGGTTGATCGCAAACTCAACGCAGTTCGGTGGGATCAACACCTGCTTTGAGGTTGGATCCGGCTTAAAGCTGACCGAGCACTCGGTGTTCCAACTCCAGCCGCAGGTCTGCCCTTCTTTATGGAACTCAAGGATCGTGCGCTCCGCCATGCGGGCGTCCTGGATCTGCTGATTATTCAGCGAATCTACCGGCTGCTCTCCAATGTTCTCAAGGCAAATATTCACGGCCTCCAGCAGCGTCGTGCGCCCTGGCGTCTTGGCCTGATTCGCGCTCGGCATCCGCTACGAGGTCGTTGACCTCATGCTATTAGAGCCGCAAAAAAGGGGCCAGCCGTCGCTGACCCCCGGGGTGAACCTATCCGCCTCCTAAACGTAAGCCATCAAGCGACGTTGATTGAGGCAGCGCACTCAGCGCGGAGCTGACCCATGCCAATGGCCTGACGGGCCACGAGCATGTCTGCCTGGTACTGAACGCGGAACTCAGGACCAGTCATCTGCAGAGAGGGGCTCAGCAGAGTCACGACGCCAACGGCATCCCGGTGGAAGATCAGGCCCTTGCACTTGGAAAGGTCCTGAGCGTAATCCGGGTTCTTGTCACCGTTCTGCAAAGCATACGCAGGCTGAGCTACATGATTGCTCATGTAGATAGGAATGCCAGCCACACTCAGAGTCTCACCTTGGGCAATTGTGCCGTTGGGAGCGGTGTAACCGTTGAAATCAGTGTTAATGGCGCGCGACGATTGCGTAATCAGGAAGTAATCTTCCGGGGTGAATACGCCGTACATGCCATCAGTTGGCACGTCCTTTTTCTCGAAGTTGACGCGGCAATCAAAGATTGCCTCAACCAGGGCATCACCCTTGGCCTGGTTGGTTGCGCCAGCGCCGGTGTAATCAGCGCCGAGGTCCATCGAGAAGCCAATCCGCCCAGCATTCGGGGGATCCTTAGCCAGAGGCTCGGTGGTGTTCTTCGATGCCGCGTAGATCAAACGTGCAACACGCTTGTCGTACTCATAAGCCAGGGCGCGACCAAGTTCCTTGGTGTAATACTGACGAACGTCGTAGTAGTTCATCAGCTCGTCCAGCTGGCTGATAGCGATGTCGCTAATCATCAGCTCATCGAGCTCGATCACACGCTCGTTGAGATCACTCGGAGCGTTGGTCTGGCCAAGGATTGGATCACCAGGGCGGTGATACTTAGCCAGCATCCGACCGGTGATGGGGAATGCAACCGACTTGCCCCCTCGGATATTGCGCTCGCGGGTCTTGCCCTTGAAAACGCAATTACGAAGGAACGCATCCAGAACCTCGGTGGAACCAAGCTTCAGGAATAGGGCACGCCAGCCATCGAGGGAGGTCGTACTACCCCAGGAGCCGCCAGTGCCTTTGATCTGACCCGAACGGGCTAGCGCAGCATTTGGTGGTGAAGTGTCAAAAGAAATAGCCATGGCAATAGCCAGCAATGTTTGCAGTGCCGACTGCCGTCACTTCAGGGTATCCGCCGCAGCGGGCCTGTATCAGGCCAGTGGTAACCCGAAGCTAACTCAAATTGGCGACTTAGCCAAAATGTTGATTACGTTCTGGCGATAAGCCTCATCCACCTCATACAGCACCTGGCCGCGGTCATTGCGCTTGTTCATTGCGTCCAACAGCTGCTGCTGGCTTTCAAACACTCGAGGGCCTGGCGCATCCCCACCGCCGTAGAGCTTGGGCTCCACCACCGCCTCAGGAGCGCTGTAACGGCCCTGCAGTGCCCGTAGTGCCCACTTGATGGCCTCTTTGTTGCCGCTGTCTACGACGGCGTTGTACTCCGCCAGGGCGTCCTTGGTGAGGTTCTTGGCGGCCCAGCCACTTAACTCCTGGAACTTCTCATCACCGCCAACCATCTGCCGTAACTCGGCGGCATCGCTTTCGGTCAATACGGCTTGCTGTTCTCCAGCACCAGGCACCTGAGCCTTACTGACATAGTTCTCGACCACCTGGCGAGAGACACCGAAAGTTTCCGCCAAGGCGTCATAGTGCTGGGAAATATCAGCGCCGGAGTCGGCTTGCTGCATGAGCTGAGCCATGTCGATTCCCCGTTCGGCGAGCTTATTGACCGCCTCCTCTCCATAGATCTGCTGTGCCGCATCCTTGGTATAGGCAACATCTGCTGGGGCTTCCTCTTTTTGCTGGCTTTGCTGCCCCAGCTTGGCTTCAAGTTCCTTGTATGCCCGCTCTAGGTCTTCCGGGCTTTTGTATTTCCCCGCCAGCAGCGTTGGGTTTTCCTCTTGCCTGGCCTCCTGCTCCTGCTCCGCCATGAACTGCTGTAGCAATTCCTCCTGACCAGGGCCAGCCATCCCCTCACGCCCTTCGTAGTCAGGCATGACCGGATTGCGGAAATCAGGCTCTGTCGGATTGCCAGGTTCGGTTGCTTGATACGGAACTGTTGTCATGAGCTTTGTTCAGGTGGCATTTGACCGGTGGCCGTCATTTGGACTTCCTGCGCGGTCTTGGCTGCATTTGCCATCTTGTCCGAAGACTCCATGGCCATTTGCATCATTGCTTGCTGCTGGGCTTGTTGTTGCTCAGCTGCAAGCTCCTCCTCAGTCTTGACCAGATTATTGACATCAATGCCCATTGAGTAGGCCAATCGCTTGATCAACTCAGATTCATTGATGTAAGTCGCCATCTGCTCTGGTCCGATGGTCTGGCCCAGTGTGGTCGTGAAACGCACCAACTGTTCAAGGTCATTGCCGCGGCCGACAGCAGCAAGACCAACCGTCATGATCGGCTTGACCAGCTCCTTCGGCATCTTCGGCACCCGACCTGACTTCTGCATCAGGTACAGCTTGCGGTTCACATACGGCACCTGAAATTCAGTGGTCAGGATGCTGTAGATCGATCCGAGACTGTTTTCGATTTGAAGCGCTTGGAGCCGAACCTCTTCTGCTGTTGTGCGCTCGCTATCTCGGACATCAGCCAGCATGAAGGCAGTGCTAAGACGTGCCTCGATCTGCTGCTTGCCCTGCATGGCAACGGCGAGGTCAGTGGATTTCTGCACTTGCAGAGCGAGCACATCGTTTGGATCACCGGTTACAAAGGAGCCATTTGGAGCCTGGGCCAGATCCCGTGCCTTTGTCACCCCCGACGGCTTGACCAGAAACAAAACCTTGCTGCTCGCAAGTGATCCCTCAGCAATTGCCTGGCAGAGCGCTTCCACTGTCTGGAGATCAGCCAGAGCTGCAGCCTCCACATAACCAACCCCGTACATCTGGCCATCAACCCGGGTCATCCGCAGGGGCAGCCATGGCGACACATCAAGCGGTGCGCGGCCCTCAGTGCCTTCAATGACCTTCCCCTCCACCTCCTGGTGCCAACGAACGACCTTGTCGTCACCCCAGGCGATCTTGGTGTAAAGCCTGATCTCGCTGTAATCCGTTGATTTGGTGGTGAGCGGATCGTTCTGACTTGCCTCCGGCAAGCCCTTCAGCTCACCACGGCTTTCATCAACCGTATCCCGCACCTTCTTGGGCGCTGTGTCGTAGGTCAACACCTCGCAAATGATCGCCTCGATGGGATTACCCATCGGATCACGGGTCATCACATAACGGTTCAGGTGGAAGACACGCATGCCCTCCTCCCCGATGTAAAGCATGCAATTGCCTGAGACGATCAGGTGAAGCAATGCCTCGTGAAGCACCACTCGGTCATTACTGGCTTCAATCTCACGCAACACCAGCCGCTCAATCTTGCTGAGCGCCTGCTCCATCTCGCTCAGCGCTTCAGGGGCAACGCCCTGCCTGGCCAGCTCGGCCTCGTCCAATGAGAAGCGAAAGAACTGCTGTGTTGGGGGCAGGAGCGCCAGCAGCATCCGACTAGCCAGGTTCAACACACCCCTGGCGCCAATGCCATTCCATGGGACCGGATAGGTCTCATTGGTGTTGGGCGTCGGCTCATTTGCCGTTGGGATCAGATACGGCAGCGTCAAACGTGATGACGCACGAGCACGACTCAGGAAGTAATCCCGATTGCTCTGAAGCTCGCCATAGCGGGCCTGGGCGGTCTTTTCCATGTTCAGCCTGCGATGTTGAGCCCGCTGCCGGAGCTAGTTGGCGTACCGCCAATCCGTAATGACGCACTAGTTCGTGCCCTGGTGACACGACCTGGCCTGCGCTTGGTCTGCTTTGCCGCGGCAGTCACATTGGCTTGATTACTGCCCAGGATCTGTAGCGAACGACGTGCTGCATTGACTGACGACGCAGCCTGCTGCTGAATACGTTGTGCATTGGCAAAAGCAGCCTGCTGTTGTCGCTGGGCAGCTGCATATTGCGCGGCTGCTTGAGCCTGCTGCTGCTGTGCGGCTTGTTGTGCCTGTGCCTGCTGAACGACAGGGTTAGTCGCAAAGCCAGGGAGACCTGCGTTGATGCTGATGCCAGGGGCAATCTGAATCCAGCTCATGGCTATACCCCGATGTTGAGACCAGCGCCGCTAGTCGCTGGAAGCGACCCCGACGAAATCCTTAGGGTGCTGATCGCATCCTCTTCCTTCTTCTTGACCTTGGTGGTCTGTGCATTGGCACTCAGCTCGCCTTCCTGGGAGCTGGTCGTATAGGCGCCAACTGCAGCATCAGCCGCGGCCTGTTGTGCTGCCAGCTCTTGATCGAACTGGCTTTGCATCCGCTCGGTTTCGCTGGTCAGCTGCGCGATCTGGTCAGCAATGTTCGCTGCATAGGCATCGCTTTGCGCCTGCATCTGCTGGGTATAGGCAGCCATCTGCTGCTGTTGCTGCGCCATCAACGCCTTGTCGGGCTTTGAGTAATCGACCTGTGGCTGTTGTCCGCCGAAACACATGATCAACCTCCAGTGATGTTGAGACCACTGCCCGCAGCAGTGCTGGTTGGACGCTTGCCAATACGCAACGCCTTCTTCCCTTCAGCGCCCTTGCCATAGCGGCTGGTATCACCAACCTTGGGTGACGCTGCCGTCTTCTCCGGCGGTGGTGGGCCCATCAGCTGGGCCATCCGCATCGCCTGTTCATTCACGGCCGCGGCGTCATTTGCCATTGCCGTCTTTTGATCTGCAATCCGTCGATATGTCGATTCCTGTTGCCTGATTGCAGCCTGTAGATCCGACTGGGCCCTATTGATGCCGCCATTCATCTGCGCCATCATCGCCTGCTGCTGCATCTGCAGCATTGAGTCGTAGGCAGCCGTGTTGGGCATCTGGATTGATGCACCACCTCCCATGCACATCAGGCCACCCCCTGGAGCTCGTAGCCCATGTTCAGTTCCTGCTGACGCTCATAGAGAGACACCAGATGACGCACAACTGATGCCTGGCCTGCTTTGAACCACACCTCCTCCATCACCATCCCTGGGTTGGGAGCACGGTCTGGATATAAAGCCTCAAGGTGAGAAATCAGACGTTGGTCGATGGGAGGCAGTGATCTCACCTCATCGGGCCATTCGCGGCCCCTGGGGTAGATCTTGCCCTCCAGGTCCGCGTGTTGCATTACGGCGCCGTAGATGCCCTTAGCGTATCTCTGATCGTCTTAACGACACAGCCCCTAGGCCCTGAGCTACTAATGGGGCGTGTCTCATCTGTCTTATGAGCAGTTCTCTTGACAAGCTTTCTGAGATCCACGACCTCGTAATTGAGCAGGTGCTGGAGGATCTACAGAACGGCGACCGCAAGGCTCGCAGTGAAGCCATGGCTCTCCTGAAGCAGAACAACATCACAGCCACCGCTGGCGAGGGGACCATGCTGAGCAAGCTCGCAGGCAAGCTGGACTTCTCCAACATGGACGAGCGAGTCATTGAGTTGAAACGACCTCCGAGGACTAACCCACCCTCAGCGGTCTGACGCCCCCATGGATTGACCCTGCACTCTTAGGTGGCCTCCAGCCCATCACCAGGCAGTCAATCTCCTCCTCAGTTCCGCTCAACCAGCTGGCCAGTGCCTCATCCCGTAGTGCATCTGCCCGGCTGCGTTGCTGGATCGCCTGATCCTGAGCAGCGGCCTCAACAAAGAACGCCACGGCAATCGCCAAGGCATCAACCCGGTCATCAAACGACAAGCAACCCTTCTCCTCAGTGAGTCGGCTCATCTGCCAGAACAACGACCTGGAGTATCCATGCTCCGGGTCTTCATCCAACTGGCGATAGTCCTGCCTGATCACACGGCTGGTCACCACCAGGCGGTGCTGTTGGATCAATGGTGCAAGCGTGTCACATAGGCGCACTTCCTTGCGAATGGAATGGTTGACCTCCTCAATCGTGACGGGATGCTCCCTCAGCATGTGTGGCTTGAGCAGGGCAGTAAACATGCCTCCACCCATGTTGTTTTCAGCGACGACGTAGTTCACGTCCCATTTCTTGGCCACCTTGGCCAGATGTTGGAGCACCTCATCGGCATAACCCAAGGTGCTGCCACCTGATTCCAACAGGAACAAGTTGCCGTTCAACTCCGCCACCACCGCCCAGGCCAGTTCGTCCTTGCCGCGGCCAGCTGGATCGACCGACAACACACACCGCCATGCCTCACTCTTGGTCACCCAACCGTTCTGGAAGATCGGCTTGTGGTAGTGGCAGTCAGCGCCCATCCCGATGCACACCAGCTCCTGCAGGCGGCAATCGGGTTGGTTTGACCAGATCACAGTCTCTGGCAATGCACTGCCGTCGATGTCCATCACCATCAGGTCACCCAGGCGGATCGGATAACGATCCAAGGTGGCCAGGCGCGTGTTGAGCATGAACTGCAGCTCAAACGCACTCTTCGTCATCGACGCCTGCCGCTGCAGGATGTCCTCATGGCTAAAGCGTTCCGGGTCGGTGGGTTCACCAACCAACGACGCATCAGCCAGGACTTCTTCCTGGATTACAGGGTCCAGATTGCCGTCATAGCAATCAAACTCCTCGGGATAAAGCGCTGGCCAATACCGGCTCTTGTAGCCACGTTCCCGCACCAGGCGGAGGTAAATCGACGCCTCGGTATGGGGTGTGCCCAGGTAAACGATCTTGCGTGGCAGCAGCTGCCCCTCATCTGGCTTGAGGATGGATTCCATCTCAGTCACAGCATGAGCAACACGCTCCTGCTTCAACTGGGAAATCACCGTCTGCACGGTCTCGATGTCATCCAGGATCGCGCAGGTACAACGCTGACCCGTCGTCTGGGCCTGCACCCCCAATGCCCGGACGCTTGGGCTCTGCTCCACCGTGCAAGGCCCAACATCAAAGGCGACATTGGAAAAACGATTGCTTGGCCCAGGCAGCAAGCACTGGAGGATGTCCACCTCCGCCATGGTGCGCAGCATGAACTGCGTGAAGTCAGCTGCTTTCACTGCAGTGGCCGACACCACCATAATTTTTTCGGCCGGGTCTAGGCGAAGCCGCCACAGCGCGTAATACGACGCCAGGATCGACTTCCCCAGACCCCTGAAAGCCACTGTCAGGCTGCGGTCAGGGCCGTACTGCATCCAATCCGCAACAGCACACTGCTGTCTCGTTGGCTTATCAGCCAGGCCCTGCTCCCTGAGGAGATAGCAAACCCAATTGCGGAAGCTCTGGAGCTGTTCAGGCAGCGGCTCCCACGGTTGCTGCATTCAGATACCGAACTGCTGCCTCAAGAGTACCGAATACGGCTCACTGAGGATCGACCAACATCACCTCACACAGCCAGCCAATGCCGCCACCGACATCACCGCTGGAAACTGCCAGCTGGTCACCCTTCTTGTACGCCTGGCCTCCGTTCTGAATCACTTCCATCACCAGCTTCCCGCCCTGGACGACGAAATCAGCTGTCGCAAATAACCCCGTCGCACTGCCGGTATCGACCAAAGACACGTTGCTGTACGGACCCCCCGAATAACCCGAACCCTCGTTCAACACACGCACCTCGACAATCGAGCCAATGGCATTCGTCAGGCCAGGGATCGACAAGTTGTCATTACCCGTCGCAATCATTGCCTGGATCACCTTGTCCGTATCCACCACCGAAGGTCCCTGCAACCGCAGCTTCTCCCTCTGGGGACTTGTCAGATAAACCAATGGCATTACAACCCCGTATGCACCTCCCCATCAGCGTGGCATGAAAAAGCGGCCTGGGCACTCCCTGAGGAGAACAGCCCAAACCGCCACCATTCACAACGCTTAAAGGCTATCAGGCGGGGATTGTTCCCTCCAGCGTGCAACCCTCTCGGCGTTGGCCTTCTTCAGTTCAGCCCTTCGCTCTGGCGAGATGTCCTTGTTCCATCCAAAGGGCTCGGCAGTCCGTCCATTGCGGCCCTTGTGCGCTCCAGATCCTTCAGTTGCGCATACTGCCTCCTGTCTTCTGGCGTACCCGTCCAGCACGTGCTGAGGTACGACAGGCTTGCCTTGATCTGCTCCATCGGCGGCACAGGCATCCCGTATTTGGTCGAGCGCTCTCTGCCAGCTCTTTGCGTCTCCTGGCGACTGAGGCGCTGGTAGTTCAAGCGGGTCATAGCTGTCGTGATTGGTTTTGTTTGGCCGTGCCTGCTTCCGCCCTGACGGGGGACCCATCACCTTGATTGCATGCCTCTGGGCTTCCAGCATCTCGGGGTGCGTGATCCGATAGCTGGCCTTTGAGCTCCCCTTGCCCGTAGGCAGGTAGCCGTTGTGCTGAATCAGCCCTGCATCAAGCAATCCATTGATCGCTTTCAACACAGTGGCCTTGCCCAGGTGCAACTTGTCAGCAATCCCCTTGTGACTCCACTTGGTCGTTCCGCTGTTCCCGTTCTCGTCGTCATGGTGGACCCAAGCCGAATCCCACAGGAAGACGTAAACCAGCAATGCGGT